TTGATGGAAGTAATGCGACTGGCATCATAGATCCGATAAGCGGAATGCTCAATGAAGGATATGCTGTATTGGAGCGTGATGAGCTTGGCAATGTGACCAAGGAAGCGTACTTCACTTACGAATACACGGCATATTATGAGAATGGTACTCTTGTTGATTCCAGAATAAACAAAGCCCCTTATCCTTGTCTTGTTCCTGTGGTATTCCGCCCGGATAGCAAGAGGCCCTTCGGTCATTCAAGGATATCAAGAGCTTGTATGTCCATTGTTGGAAGCGCACTCCGCACCATTAAGAGGTCAGAGATCTCTGCGGAGTTCTATTCATTCCCTCAGAAGTATGTAACAGGGTTGGATGATAACGCTGTTCAGATGGATAAGTGGACTGCTGCTATGTCAGCAATGATGAAGTTCACTCTGAATGATGACGGAACGGACCATGTTAAGCTTGGACAGTTCTCACAGCAGAGCATGTCTCCTCATGTAGAGCAGCTTAAGATGTTTGCTTCTCTGTTTGCCGGAGAGGTTGGCCTTACATTGGATGATCTTGGATTCCCTCAGAGCAACCCTTCAAGCTATGATGCAATCAAGGCATCACATGAAGGCTTAAGACTGACAGCGAAGAAGGCACAGAAGAACTTCAATATCGGTATTATGAATGCAGGATTCTTGGCTGCATGTATCCGTGACAATATGAAGTATCAGAGGAGTCAGTTGGCATATACCACTCCGATATGGACTCCTGTCTTCCCGGCTGATGTATCAATGCTCGGTGCTATTGGTGATGCAATCGGCAAGATTAACACGGCATATCCTGAGTATCTCACAGCAGATAAGCTCTATGAGATAACAGGCTTATGATAGATAGCCATGCACGGCTCAAAAGTGCGGAAGGAGAACTTAATATATGACTGATGTAGTACCTGGGTTACTATCAGAGATTGAGACCGCATTCAAGTCTCACAACATGACTGATAGAAAATTGGCAACGGTATCGAAGCGGATCCGAGACGGAACGGCAACACAAGTTGATGGTCATACCTATGCAGAGAGACTTGGCAAAAACGCTTCAAAGGCATTGCAGGATGTTCTGATAGAGGAGAATCTTCCTGATGGCAAGTTGTATTACAATATAGCCACAAGGACAGTGATACCTACATTGGAAAACAATCAGGCATTGATTAACGAAGCAGCCACCGAGATTCAGAAGACCATTGATGTCAAGAATAAGATACATCTCAATCCGGTCAAGCCAGTATTCCCGGCTGAGAGGATAAACGGTTTGATTGATAAGATGACCGCAGATGATATCACTCTGGAAGAAGCATTGGTATGGATCAGAGAGCCTATCGTGAACAATTCCGAAGCGTTCTTTGATGACTTCATCCGGGAGAATGCACAGTTCAGAAATGAAGCAGGAATGAAATCCACTATCACAAGGGTAGCGGAGTACAAAGCCTGTGATTGGTGTAAGAACTTGGAGGGCACATACGAATATGGCAAGCATCCTAGTGAGATATTTGCCAGGCATGAGTTCTGCAGATGTGAGGTCACATTCACAAGCAACAGAACATCACAGAATGTGTGGAGTAAGAAGTCTTGGAAGAGTTCTGAAGAAGAACTGGCGCGAAGGGTAGGTACTAAACCACAGTCAATGACAGTTCAAGAACGGCAGGATCTGTTAGAGAGACTGGATAAAGAGAAACAATCAAACGCAAAAAAGAGACGGAGGTAAGTTATGAGAATGGGTGAACAGTACCCTTCTTTTACCAATGTTGAGTTTGCGAATCTTGAAACAAAAGGTCAAGAGGCAATAGACCTTTATAAAAGCACAACACAAGCACTACTTGAATGGCAAGAATTACAGATTAAGGCAATAATGGCTGTTAATCCTGATGGCCTATGGACTCACATGGTCTATGGCTTATGTGTGAGTAGGCGAAACGGTAAGGGCGAGATCTTGGCTGCCAGAGAGTTTGATGGAATAGTCAATCTTGGCGAGAAGATATGCCACACCGCCCACAGGACCACAACATCACATGATGCCTTTAATCGATTATACACACTGCTTAAGAAGGCAGGATATGAGGAACACTCCCGGAAGCAAAAGGTTATGCCGGAGCGTTCTTTTTTTGCATCTAAGCAGTACGGATTGGAGCATATCGAGATAAGTGGTGGCGGAATCATAGACTTCCGTACACGAACTAATAACGGTGGCTTAGGTGAAGGATTCGACCTTCTTGTTATTGATGAGGCGCAGGAATATACCTCTAAACAAGAGAGCGCATTGATATATACAGTCAGTGCTTCGAAGAATCCGCAGACCATTATGGTCGGTACACCGCCCACTGTTATATCTGGCGGAGATGTCTTCGTCAGGCTTCGGGGATCCATCACAGAAGGTAAGGCTCCTGATACCGGATGGAGTGAGTGGTCGATTCCAGAACAGACAGACAAGATTGATGATGTCGATCTGTGGTACAAATACAATCCATCACTCGGAACTATCCTGTCAGAGAGAAATGTTCGAGGCGAACTTGCAGGAGATCCGCTTGATTTTAATATTCAGCGTTTAGGACTGTGGGTTAGTTATAACCAAAAATCTGCTATATCTGAAACCGAATGGGCTGATGTGAAGTTCACTACAAAGCCAAAGCTTGATGATAGGTTATATCTTGGGATTAAGTATGGCAGAGATGGCGCAAATGTCGCAATGAGCATTGCTTGCAAGACTGATGATGACAAGATATTCGTTGAGACTATCGACTGTGTATCTGTAAGAGCAGGTAACAGGTGGATGTTTGACTACTTCAAGAATCCAAAGGTACAGAAGATAGCGATTGACGGAGTAAACGGTCAACAGGCACTTGCAGACCAAATGAAAGAAGCTGGGCTGAAGATTAAGCCAATACTTCCTGCGGTCCGTGAAGTGGTCCTTGCAAATACAATGTTCGAGCAAGACCTATTTGCAAAGAAAATTACACATAGTGGTCAGGAATCTCTGACACAGATAGTCACTAATTGCGAGAAACGGCCTATTGGTACGAATGGCGGTTTTGGATATAGGTCCTTAGTCGAGACTTATGATGTTGCAATTATGGATTCCATGATACTTGCCTATTGGTTGTGCGCTACAACAAAGACGAATGTACCAAAACAAGCAATCAGTTATTAAGAACATCAATAACAGGTGTTTTTAATATATACTACGCAACTCAGCGGTAAAAGAGGAGGAAATTAAATATGTCAGATGAGTTCAAAGTAATCGAAACACAGGAAGATTTTGACAAGGCAATTCAGAAGAGGCTTGCCCAGAAGGACAGAGAGATGTCCGAGAGGTACAAAGATTATTTGTCTCCGGATGATGTGGAAAAAATCAAGTCGGATTATGAGACAAAGTTGGCCAAGATCAATGATGACCTCAAGGCAGCCAATGAAAAGATAGCCGGGAACGATCAGATTGTGTCTGACTTAAAGAACAGAGCTGTAACGGCTGAAGGCGATCTGCTTAAGAGCCGTATAGCTTATGAATCAGGTGTGCCTTATGAATTGGCAGGTAGACTTGTTGGAAGTAATGAGGAAGAGCTTAAGGCTGATGCTGAGAAGTTGGCCTCATTCCTTGTGCCAAAGTCTGCACCTCCGCTTCACACATCAGATTCAAGTAACAATGGTAACGCTGATATGGCATCACTGCTTAATCAGCTCAATTCACAGTTTATGAACTAGGAGGAATTAATATGGGTTCAACATTGCAGAGAGGAGTACTTTTCACTCCCGAACAGACAAATAAGCTTTTCAGCCTCGTTAGAGGTAAGTCTTCACTCGCTAAGATGGCAGCTTCAGAGCCTATGCCTTTCAACGGTGAGACAGTTTTCACATTCAACATGGATTCAGAGGCTAACCTTGTAGGTGAGTCTGCTGCTAAGGCTAATGGCGGTGCTACTGTAGCAAGCGTTTCAATGCAGCCTGTTAAGATCGAGTACGGTCTCCGTGTTTCTGATGAGTTCAAGTATGGTGCAGAGGAGCTTAAGCTTCAGTACCTTAATGCATTCTCTGATGGATTCGCTAAGAAGGTTGCAAGAGCACTTGATATTATGGCTCTTCATGGTGTTAATCCCAGAACAGGATCTACAGCAGCATCTCTTAACGATAAGAACTTTGATGATGTTGTAACCAACAAGGTTGAGTTCGACGAAGCAAACATCAATAGCAATATCGAAACAGCTATCGGAATGGTAGAGGCAGCAGAACATGAAGTAACAGGTCTTGTTATGGCTCCTGCTTGTAAGAATGCACTCGCTCAGCTCAAGAAGGGATCAAGCTCTTATGAAGCACTCTATCCTGAACTTGGTTGGGGCGCAGTTCCCGGAACACTTAACGGTCTTCCTATCGACTCTAACAGCACCGTATCATTCGGCAGCAATGCAGACAGAGCGATCGTTGGTAACTTCCGTGACTACTTCAAGTGGGGCTTCGGAAAGAATATCGTTATCGAAGTTATCGAGTATGGTGATCCTGACAACACAGGCCGTGACCTTAAGGGTTACAACGAAGTATACCTTCGTGGTGAGGCTTATATCGGTTGGGGTATCCTTGTTCCTTCAGCATTCGCTAAGATTCGTGATGAGGATCCTGCTTCTGTATAAGGAGAGCTTATGCGCTATAGAAACAAGAGAACAGGCAATGTTATTGAGACAACCAGTGTAATAAGTGGTCCGGACTTTGAGCCGATACCTGATGCACCGAAGGAAGTCAAAGAAACAAAGCCAAAGACAACTACAACTGCAAAGAGGGCAAAGAAATGAGTGAAACAAGGTCAGCATTTGCTACTGTGACAGATATCACGACTCTTTGGAGACCATTAACGGCATCTGAAACAACAAGGGCGGAGGCATTGCTTCCGCTCGTTTCTGATGAGATAAGGGTTATTGCTTCATCAGTAGGCAAGGATATTGACCTTATGATTCAGGAATCAGAGCCTTATGCAAGTGTTGTGAAGGTTGTCACTGTAGATGTTGTAAGCAGAATACTTAGGCAGTCAACAGAAGGTGATGCAATGACGCAGGAGAGCCAATCAGCTCTCGGATATTCTTGGAGTGGCACCTATGCCGTTCCGGGTGGTGGAATTGCCAATGCCATTATGAAGAATGACCTTCGTAAGTTAGGCTTATTACAACAGCAGATGGATAGTGTCTTCTTATGGAAGGCACCAAAGGAAAACGAGAATGATTAAGGGTATCACAGTACAGTTAATAAAAAAGACAGAGGGCGATCCCGATCCGATCGGCAATCCCACATATTCAGAGCAGAAGATTCAGGTCAATGATGTTCTAGTGGGAGAGCCTAGTTCGGATGATATTACCGATTCATTGCAGTTATATGGCAAGAAGGTGGCCTACACATTGGGCATACCTAAAGGCGATACGAATGATTGGATAGATACAGAAGTGGAATTACCTGCTCCGTTTGAGGGCAAGTATAGGACATTTGGCTATCCGACAGCAGGAATCGAGGAAAATATCCCTCTTAAGTGGAATAAGAAAGTCAAGGTCGAGCGGTATGGCTAATGATGTGAAGTTCAAATTGAATCTGCCAGGGCTTAACGAGCTTATGAAGTCAGCAGAGATGCAATCTGCTCTGTTAGAAGCAGGGAATGCGGTTGCGAACAATGCCGGGGCTGAATATACTGCAGAGGTCCACATAGCTAATTGGATAGCAATATCGAATGTCTATCCTGACAGCAAGAAGGCAGCTAATGACAACTTCCGCCACAATACGCTTCTTAAATCGCTCGGAGCAGTAGGGTTATCTATGGAGAAGAAGTAATGATTGAGAAGATTATATTTGATTATCTGAATAGTTCTGAGGACTTAACAGCAAAGGCTTATACTGAAATGCCGAAGACTGTTCCGAGTAAGATGTATCTTATCGAGAAGACAGGCTCTTCCAGAGAGAACAGAATAAATACTGCCACTATTGCCATTCAGTCATACGCAGATACCTTGTATGATGCTATCAGCTTAAACGAGGCTCTTAAGGCTGTTATGTTGGATGGTCTTATCACACTGGATACGATATCCGGAGTCTATCTTAATTCCGATTATAACTACACAGATACAACCACCAAGAGATACCGTTATCAGGCGGTATTCGTGGTTACATACTATTAAGGAGGAAGAAAACTATGGCTAACACAGCTACTAATGTCAGCACAGGTAAGCCGAACATCTCCGGTGCAGTGTTTGTGGCACCTAAGGGAACTACACTCCCCACAGATGCTACAACCGCTCTGGACTTAACCAAGTACACTTGTCTTGGATATGTTTCAGAAGATGGTCTGACAAATAACAACGAGATGGAAGTCTCAGAGATCAAGGCTTGGGGCGGTGTTACAGTTTATCGCTCATTAACAGGTCTTAATGATACATTCGCTCTTACTCTTATCGAGGCAGAGAATGTTGATGTTCTTAAGACTGTATACGGTGCAAGCAATGTATCCGTAGACGGAAGTGGTAACATCACTGTTACTGTTAAGGCCCAGGATCCTGAGGAGCTTGTATGGGTATTCGAACTTGCTCTTCGTGGTGGAATCGCCAAGAGAATCGTTATTCAGGATGGTGCAATCACATCAAGAGACGAGATCGTTTACAATGATTCAGATGCTATCGGATACGGTATCACAGTATCTGCTTATCCGGATGCATCAGGCAATACTCATAAGGAGTATATTGAAGGCGCAGAAGTAAGCGCATAAGGAGGAATATGATCGTTAAAGGAACTACCAAGAGCGGAATCAATTTCCAGATGGATTCCAAGGTTAAGGATGATACACGGCTTTTATTTTTAATGACAAAGGCACAGAAGGCTGAAGATCCTATGGAAGCAAGTACCACAATGATGGAGTTGCTCTCATTCATCTTTGGCTCTGATGAGAATTGCTTTGCATTTATGAATGAGGTTGCTGCAGTCCACAAAGGGGTATGCCTTCCTAAAGATCTGATTAGTGAATTGCAGGAGATGTTCGAGGCATTGAATGCAAAAAACTGATATACCTCGCTTATATGCTTAGTATAGGCGAGGATATTCTTAAGTGTGATATGGCGGAGACTTACCATCTATACATTGTAGATTGGTATGATCCGCCATTTCCTGTATCTTACCTTGCGGACCTTGCTCAAGGCTTGAGTGAGGATAGCAGGATAAAGAGAAAGATCATAAATAAGAAATTAACGCTTGCAGAGTCATTACAAGCGATTATGATTGATAAGTTGTCCATTCTGATATGGCAGAAGACAAAAGACGGTGCAAAGGGCAGGAACATACCAGAGAGCATATATCGTAAGCTCGAAGGTCTTGAGAAGAAGCCGAAGGATGAATTGCAATCCTTTAGGACCGAAGAAGAGTTCATGGAGTGGTACAACAGTAAAATGAGGTAGTTATATGGCAGATATAGGTACAGCGTATGTCCGAATTGAGCCTACAGCGCAAGGCATAAGCGGAAAAATAGAGAAGGAATTAGGCGGAGTCGGTGCTTCTGCAGGTACTTCGTTTAATAAGGGCTTCGGCTCTGTTCTCGGTGGTGTTGGCAAGGCTACTCTCGGTATAGCGGCAGCAGGGGCAGCAGGATTGGCTACTCTTGGTGCAGGAGTGGTTAGTGCTTCCAAGGATGTGGCCTCTTATGGTGATAATATCGACAAGATGTCACAGAAAATGGGAATGTCAGCACAGGCTTATCAGGAATGGGATGCGGTGATGCAACATTCTGGAACTTCAATGGAGACAATGAAGTCATCCATGAAGACTCTTGCAAGCGCAGCCGAGACAGGTAAGGATGCATTCAAGGAGTTAGGCATAAGCCAAGAGCAGATTGCCAATATGTCACAGGAACAGCTTTTTGAAGCGACCATTTCTGCACTTCAGAATGTAGAGGATGAGACTCAGAGAACATATCTGGCAGGACAGGTGCTTGGTAGAGGTGCTACAGAACTTGGTGCTCTGCTTAACACATCAGCCGAAGACACACAGGCCATGCGTGATCGTGTCCGTGAGTTAGGCGGTGTTATGTCTGATGATGCGGTCAAGGCTTCAGCAGCATTCCAAGACCAATTGCAGGATATGCAGACAGCCTTCCAAGGTTTGTCAAGGAATATGGTATCAGAGTTCCTCCCGGATATCACCCAGGTAATGAGCGGATTGACGGAGATCTTTAGTGGAAACACAGAGGAAGGTATCTCACAGATATCAGAGGGCATCAAGAATCTTGCAGATAATCTCATTCAGGCTATTCCGCAGGTCGCAAGCGTGGCAGGAGAGATATTAAGTGCACTCGGACAGGCCATTATTTCTAACCTTCCTATGCTCATGAGCTGTGCGACGGATATCCTGATGGGCTTGGTCAATTTTATCATATTGAATCTGCCTTCATTGATAGAAGCAGGAATGCAGATAATCTTACAATTGGCGACATCTATTGCAGAGGCCCTTCCGGAGCTGATACCTCAGATAGTGAATGTAATTTTGACTATCGTGCAATATTTGATAGAGAATGCAGATTTGCTCATAGATGGCGCAATTGCGCTGATCATGGGGCTTGCCCAAGGCATTATAAACGCATTGCCGATATTGATTGAAAAATTGCCCCAGATAATCGTAGCCATGACAGAGGCCTTGATACGCAATGCGCCAATATTGTTAGAAGCAGGACTCAGGCTGATACTTATGCTCGCACAGGGTATTGCTCAGGCACTTCCGCAGGTATTATCAGCCACGCTTCAGCTTTTATCAAGTCTGAAGAATACGATAACAAGCAAGGCGCCTGAAATGCTTGCACAAGGTAAGGCGATAATCCAACAGTTCATCAATGGTATCACTCAGATGGTTGCCAATGCTAAACAGGCTATGCATTCTGTCATAGATGGCATCCGTCAGAAGGTTTCAGAGTGGTTTGAGTCTGCTAAGTCATGGGGCAAAGACCTCATTCAGAACTTCATCAACGGTATCAAGGAGAACATCAGCAAGGTAGCAGATGCAGCCAAGGATATTGGCAAGACCGTGAAAGACTATATCGGCTTCTCGGAGCCGGAACTTGGTCCTCTGTCAAACTTCCACACATTTGCTCCTGATATGGTGGAATTATTCGTTAGTGGACTGAAAGCGAATGAAGGACTGATTGCAGACCAGATGGCAAAGACATTTGCATTGCCTTCACTGGATGAGACAGTCAACACTACAATGGAAACGGCTCCTTATCTTCCTGAGGATATTGATACATCAGAGAAGAAGGTCCTTGATCTGTTGAGTGAGTACATCCCTATCATTGCGAAGACAGTCGGACAGCCTATCGAGGTTATTCAGGACAACAAGGGTATGTTTGAGGCTGTTAGAGGTCAGAATAGCAAGTTCATCACAGCAACAGGCTATCATGCATTAGCTTAAGAGGTACAATATGGCAGACAATATAATGTTCAAGATTGGAAATACAGACCTATCATCCAAGGTTGTGTCAGAGGGTTATGCGGTACAGAGTGAGCCACAGTACAAAGCGTGGAAAGATGCCAATGGAAGTGAACACAGAAGCGTATACAGACAGCAGATAAGTGGCACCTTCACAATGTACTTCCCGGAGATAGCAGACTTTGATGCGTTTAATGCGCTGATTGAGGCACATATTGAGAATGATACAAGTGTTCAATGTATGCTCTGGGTGAATAATCGGAATAGTTCCGTGCTATCTAATTACTTCATTGAGTATGATGCATCCCGGTACAGAGATGCTAAATGGGAGGATATGGTCGGCAAGGTCAAAGTATCCATTAAGGAGAGATAAATGTTACAGATACCTGATGAGATTAAGGAATTACTTCATAGAGACAGTTGTCAGAAGAATATCAGGATCCATTTTCCGAACGGAGAGCGGTCTGATATCTGCAACAATCTGATTGTTATGGATTCTGTATCGTTTACAGAGTCATTATGCTCACAGAATACATTGAAGTTCGGCTTGTGTGAGTCTCCTGTGTTCGAGTGTGAGGTTGTCGGTGTTGGAAACATCAAAGGGGCAACTATTAAGGTCTATTGTGAGATATACTGCGATTCATCCGTGACAGGGGCTATCTGGCAGAATGACCTCATGGCTTATGTGTATCAGATTCCTTATGGAACATTTATCGTGCAGGAAGCCAAGAGACAGGCGGATATGAATCACAGGAAGATTTCCGCCTATGGGTTTGTATATAATTCTTTACTGTATGATGTTAATCAGAATACTGCTTTGTCATTATTTGAATTATCGGAGATTCAAAATACAAGCGGATCCTCAGATGTGGGATTAGAGACTCTTATATATGAAACATATCCATATTTGTTAAATGAGGAGGATTATACATATACAAAGACATATATCAATGATTTATTGTCTTTTGGCATGCCAAAAACATGGACTTTTAAGATTGGCAATGATTTTTATACACTTCAGTTGAACTTCGGCTATGGAGGATTGTCCAAAAATACTAATCAAATACTTCTATTAGATTTTGATTATCTTCCGACTAAATCAGATGAAGAAATACTGAATTATCTCAACCAAATTATCTCACAATTAAATACTGATTATCCAAATGCAAAAGATACATCTGGCAATCCTTTTGATTTCAAAGAAGAAATAATGGCTTATGGTTTGGAAAACATGAGGCCAGTGTTTACTTATAGGAGAAGTGATTATACCACCTCTAGTACTATAAATTACAAATTGTTTACATTAAATGGGGGGAAATGGGTTATCTTTAACAATGCAAATACACACGGCTTTAATTTGCAGAAAGGCGGATATAAATTCTCTGTATATCATGGGGGGATAACAACTAATATCGGTTCTACTTTTTATTATTTTACTGATGATGCATATTATTGTAGGATTCCTCGGAGCGAGGTAGTTCAGACTTCATATACATTAACTAGAACACCTGATAAATACACAGACAAAGGCTTTTATGGTGGAACGGTTACTTGTTCTGGATATTCATACCGGGAACAAGTCGAGAAAATTGATATGCTTAAACTTATGAAGTCATACGCTGAAGTGAATGGCTTTTTTTGGAATGTTCTGCGTGATGTTTCCAAGAAACTGTATCTTAAACAGCAGTTCGGTCTGACACCATCACAGACTTTATATCCGGGATCCAGTTTGTATCCTGAGGGTGTAACAGGTGGAAAACTTCTGCCCAATGATTATCAGTCTTGTTGGTATGAGGATGATTATACGAAGCCATTTGGAGCAATAGTATGTAACTATAAAAATACAAACAACGAAGATTGTTCATATACCTTGTATTTGTCTGGCTTTGATAGCGATACTGATACTAATACATATCAGACATACTACATTACTGATAACTACATCATCAACAATAGTACATGGACAGAGACACAGATTGATGATTTCTGTCAGCAGATAGCAGCCAACATTGAGGGAGTAACCTACATGCCAGTCGAGTTCGTAGGCCGTGGCCTTCCGTATGTAGAGGCAGGAGACACATTCGAGATCCTGACAGCATCCAATGACAGCATAACAACCATTGTTCTAAACAGAACAGTATCAGGAGAGCAAGTCCTGACAGATTCATATAAATCAGTAAGTTAGGGAGGGAATATCATGGCATTAGCTTACACAGCACCAACATGGGAAGATGGAAGTGGAACAGGCATATCTGCTTCACAGCTACAAGCAATATGTAATTGTATTGAAGGTCTTGTGCAGGGAACGGATAAGGCTGTTCATGCAATCAGTATGACAGGTGCAGTCATAACCTTAACCTTTGCAGATGGCACGCAGGAGACAGTACAGACATCTGGTCTTAAGGGAATAGTATCCATTGCGAAGACAGGCACAAGCGGTCTGATTGATACATACACGATAACATTCACGGATGGTACTACAAGCACATTCACGGTGACGAATGGTGATGATGGTGCTCCCGGTACTACTCCGGTTATCACAGTCACAGCCACAGCAGATGCACAGTCTCTGGACAATCCGACAGTAACGGTTACGAAGTCAGGAACAGATGCAGCTCCGAGTTTTGCAATGGCCTTCTCCGGGTTAAAGGGTAAGCAGGGCGATCAAGGTGACACAGGAGCAGCAGGAGCAGACGGATATAGTCCAGAAGTCATCATTGCAACCATCACAGGTGGTCATTCGGTTACAATCACAGACGAGGACCATCCGACAGGGCAGACTTTCAATGTGATGGATGGACAGGACGGTGATGTTCCAATCACGGTCTACTCACAGACATTGAGCGCTGGAAGTACATCGGTTACTTTTTCGAATGTGACCACAACGGCAAACTCAATCATTGAGGTTGGA